ACCGCCTTTGCTTGCCTGACCACCACCATACGATGGTGCTGGTGTATTGCGGTAAGTAGCGGGTGCGCGGTAAGAACTACTTGGTGTGCCGTATTTGCGAGGTGGGCCGTAGCGACCACCTGATTGCTGACCACCACCGAAGTTAATAGCTGTGTAGGTTGGTTTTGGTGCCGATTCAGGACTTATTTTTCTAGGTGTTGGTGATGTTTGCTGATAATACTGCCCATCTTTTTCGTACATTTGAACAGGGGTGTATCCATCCCTTGCTTGCGGAATCCTTGCTTGCGGACTAGAACTATTTTGTATTCCTCCCATTACTTACTCACTTTTCTATACATTGTTTCCCAATTATAAGTTCTTAATTCAGTCTCTCCGTTCTCGGTGACTCTGCGGAACATGACCTTCGGTAAGGGTTCCACTATATCCATCATGGATTTTAAATATCCTCGCCCAGCCGCCCAGCGCACATACCAAGCATCGGGCTTTTGTGCGTACCATTGTCCGCTTGGATCGATGCTAGAATCGATTGGCTTGAGCATCATGAACATGGATGGCGTGGAGAACACAAGCCCACCCACCAGGTAGTTATTCAACTCGCGGATAAACAAGGTCTTATCCTCGTACAATGCCGCTATCTGCTCGAAAGGCGGAAAGTCCTTGAGCTTGTTGATTAGTTCTGTCTTTAGCTGGCCCATTAGCTGTTCATGGATGTGTCATCCAAAAGGAAACTCACATAAAAAGATCCTTGCGTTAGATAAAAACCCGACCAATCTAATATAGAAAGCTCAATCCCGTAATTTGTACTGCCAGGAATAAGTTGTATACCTGCATGCCCGAAATGTCCGGCACCACCCGCATTCGAGTTTGTCGTAGAACTTGTACTAGCATAAGATCGATGCCACCCGGTACTGAATTCACCTCCACCACTACTCAATGCTTTCCATGCATTTGGCAGATTTATGAGAAAAATAGCATGGTTATTAGTTACGTTTGGATAATTAGTGTTCAAAGAATAACTACCCACGATCCAAGCATTCCTACCGCTGCGCATTGCTGTAACACTTGAGCTTTGAACAGAGGGCCAAAAAACACCTACACCAGACTTTCCTCCAGGCACTATTTGTAGAGTATTAGTGTATGTGGTTGTTTCGTAATTTTGATTATTGTGCGCCCAAGAAAAACTCCCCGCAGTCGATCCAGCGGTTAGAATCTTTCTTTCATTAGTTGTTCCTGTGGCGGGGACATGAAGATTGCCGTCACCTGTTGGGTGACTGTAGTTGTTGGCGCCATCCTCAACATTAATCATCGTGCGTAGAGCCGATGGTGTAATTTCCTCAACATCTCCAGCACCCGCACTATCCCGACCAAGCACACGATCTGTTGCCGATACATTTTGCATCTTGGCGTAGGTCACAGCATCGTTTGCTATCTTCGCATTGGTCACAGCGTTGTTCGCTATCTTCGCATTGGTCACCGCATCGTTTGCAAGTTGGGTGGTATTTATGCCACCGTCTTTAACTTTTAAATATCCGCTAGTGTGGACCTCTAGTGTAGAGTCGTCTGTGGTTTGGCCTGATCCGCTAACGAATTGTGCGCCGTCAACCAGGTTATTTAGTTTTGATGCGGTGATATTTTCTCCGCTTACAAAGTCTTCGGGATTGTCTAAGATTGGCATAATATTACTGTGCTGAAGTGGTTGATCGATCTGTGATTCTGCCGTCTACTTTTACGGCGCGAATAAATGGGCGGCCCGCAGTTGGGGTGATATTTACAGAGCATCCATAGCCCCGTAATCGGATGCGGGATCGGATACTTGCATCTTCTCCTTGGCTTAATTGACTGCCGAGCAACCCACTTACAGTTTGTGCAGATTGGGTGCGGTCGGGGTCAGTAGTGCTGTAAACGATATCTGCATCACTAAGGGTATCGGGCTGGCTTTTTATGTGGATCTCGGATTGGCTAAATACTTTGCGATCCATTGTGTTAAGGTCGTATTCGCGGGTAACTAATTTACCGTCCACAGGGATAGTCTCGCTTACATTCACCCCAGCGGTGACTGATATTTGATCTCCCGCATCGAACCCATCGATTTTGTGTACTCCTCCTTCGCTGGTGGTTATGTAGAGGCTATTCCTCTCGCCTTCGCGGCCAACCAACATATCGCGAATATTAAACTGCAAGCTGTCCACACGGTCTATGCTCTCCCACCCTTGGTTTAGGAAATTGTAGACAAGTATGACATTATTTTCCGAAGAATTATCCAGCGGTACTGCGAGCCAATAACGGTTATTAAAATAGGTGGCCACAGAGCGTTCGATGTAGCGTAGGTTTATACGATCTATGTATGGCTGTATCGCCTCGGATAGTGGGATCTCATTTCCCCGTAAGTTATATTGATCGAGGAAGGTTAGTGCGTACACTCCTTGGTCCGCCAGGAATAATACTTGGTTACCAATTTGGACGATGGAGTTTCGAGCGGCGCATCCTAACTCAGGTGTCACCACATTCATCACCACATCGCTCAAAGATCCACTTGCGCCATTTAACCGATGAATGCTTCTGCGACATAGTACTAATATCGTATCTTCGGTGAATGGTTCTATACCTACGACAAAATCATTACTTCCACCTGTTACCTTGAATTGCCCACCGATTACATCGTAGGTGTCGGGGTCTAGAATATCGCTGGCGATAATTTCATCCTTCCCGGCTCTAGCGGTCCAAGATGCTGGGGTGATGGAAAAATCTTCTTCATAGAAGTAAGGCATCCACATACGCCTCTGACTTTGCACTGCAAATGGGGCGGCTGGCATATGGCGGAGAAAACTGATTGGTGCTTTTTTAGCTAAGACCAATAATACATTGTCGCTATTTACTATATCTTGGACGGGTAATGGTATGGTGAAATTATCAGCATCTATAACCTGACTGACTTTTATTTTATTACCGATATACAAATCCAAAGGTGCATTGGCATTAACAACTGTAAGCTCTTGCCCTAGTTCCAAACCATGATTCACTTCATTGACTGTTACCTGTCCATCGGTGGCCACTACATCGCTGTCTGTGATGTGGGCGGGTAAAGTGTACTGCCCATTGGCGACCAAGCTAAAATCGTTAAAATGCTCTACCTTTGCCCCGCTTGTTATGTATGTCTCTGCACCTGTATCAGGTGTGCTAAAAGTTACCTGGAATGAGTTTGCGGTCAGCCCGGTTGTACTCACCTGATAAATCCCATTTGGGTTTCCGCCCTGTGAGTAATTGCCCAACCCTAATAGCGTAATAAACTGGTTCGCCACTAAGTTGTGGTTAATGATGGTGGTAATGGTAATTACTTTAGGGTTGGCTAAATCTGTACGAGTGGCCGAACTTATGCCAATCTCCGTAAGAGTGGGTGTGACTTCCATCGTGGTCCTCTTATTGCGGAACACATACACCTTATTATCTGTCTGCATTAGGTGGCAACGCCCCACTATGGATTCGCCTACAGGATACCGCACTTTATATTCCGCCCGATCTCGAAGACGCAAGATTTGCATCACATTATTAGTGGCCGTAAAAATGTAATCATCCGTAAAGTCAGATAATTGATCGCTGTACACACAGGAGCCTAGCACCTCATTAGCGTCATCATCGGTAAGCACAAAAGGTAATGCCGTGGGTACACTAGACTCCGGCACTACTATACTCTCGCTATCGGTTACAAAACTTTCATCAGGGCCAGCCTGTACAAACTGAATTTTACGATTACTATACAGCACCTCAGTCAAAGTGAACGTGCCATTTGGCGCTGTACCAACAGCGGTTAATCCAGCTACTGTGCAAAGATTGCCAGGCTCAAATGCGATACTAGGTATATCCACTAATGTGAGCGATACCACATTGTTTACCCGCTGACCTCCAGCCACCGTGTAAGGCAAACGAAGAGCCGCCGCATCTACGGTGATCGCACCACTAAGAGTTTGTAAACCTTTACGCGGTTGCCAGGTGCCATCTTCGCTCATCCGCCCATTCTGCGATAGCGCAACCTCGCCAGCCTGTAGCTGGCTCGGACGCAGACGCGCATTCATCCGTGTAAAGAAGGTGTCCCCTTCCGATACGAATGGATCGTCTAAGTTTCCGTATGATCGGTATCGGCTCATCTATTTCTTGCGAAACTCTTGGGTGATCTTGATCAGCATAAAAGTAATGGTCGCCAATCCCGCAACTATGCCGACTAGCTCGTTGATGGTTCCCAGCCCAAAGGTTGCCCCCGTGCCAACCATGCCAGCGACTGCGACTCGATCAATCATTTGCAAGTGTCTAACAGGATTAGAACTACGATTACTCCTACAAAGATAGTAAGCATTTTGCCTCGTTTGGATAAGGAGTGGAACTTGTCGGTGAGTAGTTTGATATTCTTCATTTAGTAGGAAATGGTGGACGGGTTTGGTTTTTAATCGCTTCGGTCTTACTACACTTTCGGGCAACAAAGATGGGGATCGCTAGGTAGCACCCCAGCCCAATAGCCGCCCATGTAAGCCACCGCTTGATGGTGCTGGTAAATTGATCAAATCCTGACTGGTGTTCTGCCATACCTTGGGCTACGAGTGCGGAAACATCTCCGTGTGTGAGTGCTTCGATCCGCTCCTCTGCTTCCACTAGTTTGTCGGCATTTTTTAATGCCTCGCCAGCCAAGGCTCCTGTACCGGCACCTAGTGCGGCTCCTCCAGGTCCACCCAAGCTACCTACCCCACCGCCAGCGATTGCTCCAAGCGTTGGGTAGGTGGATCGGAGCGAGCAACCAGCGAGCAGAAGGGTCGCAATGGATATGACATAGAGCATCAGACAATCTCTTCGCTCGTCCACTCAGGACCACTCATAAGATTCGCTACTTCTTCTTGGGTATACTCTTGTTTACCAAGTAACGAAAATGGTTGAGTACCTTCGTAGCGTACAAATGTTTGAGTGCCTTCTAAGCTAAACCTTAACTTATCT